CTCAGATACCCAATATACTGGAAATATATTTTGTCTTAGATTTACAGATGATGCAGATTTTACAACTAACGCTGCGTATTGGTTGCCTAGATTGGGTGGCATAGGGACAGCAGATTCTATATTAGCCCATAAGGAAGGAAATGTAGCAACATTTAACGATATAACACAAACTAAAGGGGCAATATTTTCTGGTAAATATGTTGGAGATACTAATTTTGCTTTAAAGAATTATGACATTGAACAAAATCCGACTGGAACAAATGCAGTGTTTAGCAAACCAGATAATTCAGTAACTTCTACAAATTCAGCATATTTCCCTCTATCACCAACTGAAACAGATACTTTGGTAGACGGGGCAATAACTGCTGGTGCTTCCGCAAGTATAACTGTAGATGGAACTTATGCTAATTGGAGTTTTAGCCCTAGAGATAAAGTGTATGATAATGCAGGGGCGCAAGTAGGTATTGTTCACAATGTTGGCACTGCAAATGTAGTAACTCCTACTAACATCACTTTAACTGGGGCAACAGAAGAAGACTTAGCAAATAATGAAAATTTAAAAAGAGGAAACGATGATACATTAGCATTATGTATGTTACCACCTATATTTAGGGCAACTACAGTTAACAATTATATGTTCATAAGTCCCGATTCTGCACCAGCAGGAACACAGGCAAATTATGCACAAGGAGATGTAGTTCATTCTTCTAAAATATTATATTATCTTAGCCAAGGTAGAAATATTTATCGTGGATTAAAAGGGGTTGTTTTAGATAGATTTACTATAGATAACGCAGATGAAGAAGGTGGACAATTAGCAACTGGTATGACTTTCCCAGTTTCAGATGCGTTGTATTCTGCTGTTGGTACTGGTGTATTAAAAGAAAACAGAATATACTTAAAAATGTCAAGTAAAAAATTACGTTCTAATTCCGATGGTGCAAATGAGTTTCCTTCTGCCCCATATCTTCAATTCGCAGAAACTACTAATATTAGTAATGGTATTTCTAATCCAAAAATTAAAAGAGCATATGATAAAGATTTTGCTGCTGTAACATTTAATGCAGAAGAAAAACCAACCAATGTTGCAGATGGTGCTAAAATATTATTTAAACCATATTTGCATTTAGGCCAATATGCTCAATCTAATTTAGGAGTTAGTTTCGGTGCGCTCTCACAATTGACTCACAAACCAAGTGGCTTAGATACCTCATCTAATACTGGGTCGCAAGCAGTAATAACAATAAAAGAAGGAGATAATTCAGAAATGGATGATAACCATTGGCTTGCTTTTGCTCCTAATTTAACAGGGTATTATCTTGTATCTACAGAAGGATATTATCAAGGTAGAACTCAAGGAACCATAAACTCAGCAGATAGTACTAGAAGATACCCTATTGGTGGAACTTGGACTAATGCTGGAACTGGTGCTAATGATTCTCAATATTCTTTCATGGCCTCAGAAGAAGGATTGTTACCTAAACATATTATGCACGTAATTAGTCATAGCGTATCACAAGGCGCAGATACTAGAGAACATGTGTTGATTGTAGATAATGTCAACACTAGTACTCCATATATTTCTAATTATTATAAAGTAATGAAACCATCAGAAACATGTTTATGGCCAGATTCCCCATCTTCAATTAATCTATACACGCTAAGTTCTTCAACTACAAAAAGACCTTTTGATGATAAAATGTATGCAAGTGTTCCACATATTCAATTATGGAATGGAGAAAATGTAAGCGATAAAAGAGAGGCATTTGGATATAAAGAAGCAGTTCAATCTATGTATGTATTAGTTAATATGGATTCAAATAGTGATGATATTCATATTGTTCCGAGAGGAGTTACTAGTATAAATTCAAGTCCTCCAACTTTTAATTACTTTACGACTATTTTTGGAGATGGGGGCAGTGGAAAAAGATTTGAAAGTGGTAAGTCTTATGACGTGTTATTAAATGACGGAGATGCGCAAGAAAGAAAACAAATGAGTGTATCTAAACCACCAGCAGGTTTGATGACGGCTTGTAACATAAATTTTGGTGAAAAGGTAAGTCAAAAAATGGCAGGTATAGTTTCTGTTGGGGAAATATTTACAGTAAAAACCCCATTACCTTCTAAAATAAGAAACCCAGTAAAAGCAAACATTGCTGCTACTGCTACTATTGCTATGGAAACAGAAGATATAGTAGAAGATATAATGAAAATTAACGATATTGATTTTACAGAATCAACTGTAGAATACCCATACTTTACTGGGCCAGAATTTACAGGAATAGATGTCTACAAAGCCATTCAATTTTTAACAGAATTTAAAGATAAAAGAATTACTATCACCTCAGAAGGAATAAAAATTAGACCAGATAATGCTAATTTAGATTATTCGGGTTATGGTATATCAGAAGAAACTAGTAATATTATAGATGTGTCTAAAGAACAATCACAATACGATTTCTATAATGAAGTAATAGTTTATGGTTCTGGAGTTAAATCTATTAGAAGATTAGGCGCAAGTATAAAAGAAGTTGGAAAGAAAACCTTTGAGGAAGTTGATGAAACCATAAGAACTCAAGAAGAAGCAGATGTCAAGGCAAATAAATTGTTAGACTTTTATGCTAAAAATAACTTTAGGATAACAATCAAAATATCTATGGTAGGATTAGAGTATCTTAGAGTTGGAGATATAATTAGTTTAGATATTCCAAGTAGAGGAATTCCCGCAGATAGATATGTTGTACTAGAAATAAGGTATGATAATCTAGGTATAATGGAATTAGAAATAGGGGCTTATAATAAAGGGATTAGTGAAAGACTTGCTGAACTGATGGTAAAAAGTAAAAAGACTTTAGCCTTTTTGAGAGCAAGTAAATTTAAATCAGTCAATGACACAAATAACTTCTTTGACACCATGAAAATCAAAGGAGTGAGACTAGTTGCTACTAAAACAGGTGTGTTTAGTAGTCCATTTACCATTGGATTTAATTATGCAGTTAATGTAGCGACTAACAGCGTGGGATTCAACCCAAGTTTAGGTTCAGTAGAGACAAGCGTAATTTTAGATGAGGATTTAACATGATAACAGAAGATGCTAAGAAAAAAGTAAATTTATTTTTACAAACTTTTTTTACGACAGGTAATGTTGGGATAGGTGGAGACACTACTAACCCTAATGCAAATACATTGGATGTTCCAATTTTGACTGCAAATGAAACACTAACAATTACTAATACTGGTGATACTAGTACAGATTTCAAATTAACAGTAACAGGTAGCCAATTGGCTGCTAGTGCGATTAGAGAATTTGGCGTGTTCGGGGAGTTACCTCAAGATAATCAATTCGATGAGATGAGATTAGAAGGTGTTCAGATTACTGGAGAATCTAATACAGATGGTACAGAGGCAACAGTAGAAAGTATAATGTTGGCTAGATTTCCTTTTGATGCAATCGGCCCTTTTAATAATTCAGACCAAATAGATATTACTCTTTCAGTGGAGGTAGAATAATGACATTAATAGTTAACAATGACGGGGTAGGAATAAGTCAATTAGTAACACCAGCAAACACTGGCGATGAAACTGCAAGTTTACAAATTAGAGATGGGCTAGATTTCCCACATTCTGGGGTTTTCAAAGCATTGTATTCTGCGGCAACAGGAAATTATGCATTAAAAAATGGTGCGGCTGGAAGTATGGGATTCAATTTCACTTATGCTGGTGGGACATCCCCAACTGTAGCAGTTGCAGCAGGTAAAATATTTAGAGATGGAAAATATGTTTCAATAAGTGCTTTGAGCGCACACGCATTAACTAGACCAACTTCTGGTAACTTCTACCATCTAGTAGTAGTCAAAGCAGATAATTCAATGGATGTTAGAATATCAACATCGGTTGATGACATTCCAGAATTGACCGATGGTGACATTCCTATCGGTTTAGTTAAAGTTGCTCACGATGCCGATACTGCAACTGCGAGTTTACCAACACAGTTTTTTACATCACACAAAACAGATAATAATCTATCAATAGGTTATTTAGATTCAAATGCATATACTCCAACAATGGATGTTTTTGGTGACGGAACAAGAACAGTATTTAAAAATAAAATAGCAAATGCGGATATTAGATTTATATTAGCAGATAATACAGCAGATGAAAAATTTGAAATTTTATCGGATGATGATTCTGATGGTGATGACGGTGACACAACTGTATTTTCTGTTGATGGGCTAGGTGCTACTTCTGTTGTAGGAACTTTAAATTTAGGTAGTGTTGTAAATGCTGGAACAGATACAGATAAATTTTTAGTTTTAGACGGTAGTGGGAATGTAGATTTTAGAACTGGTTCTGAAGTTGCTAGTGATATAGGTGCTAGTGGAGCGACTTTAAGTGGTTCAACCAACAATACAATTACAACTGTCACTGGTGCAAATGCTATTCAAGGAGAAGCAAACTTAACTTTTGATGGAAGCACATTAGCAGTTACAGGTGCATTAACAACTACAACTACTGCAACAGT